GTAGTATTACTTACTGATCTTACACACAATACAAAAAAATCATACGATAAAAATCAAGATGATGAAACAAGATTATTTTATGTGGGTGCAACTAGAACTAAAGAACATTTACATATCATAAGACCAAAAGATGAAAACAAATGTTATCCAATGCAGGAGGTACTATGACAAATAAAGATATGTTTAAATCAACAACATATAATTCTTTAGAAGACCAGGTAGGCGGGAAGCACTATCGATCGATGAAAATTCAACCCGCAGAGTTTATAAATGAAAATAAACTTTTGTTCGCGGAAGGTAATGCTATAAAATATATTTGTAGGCACCAGGCTAAAGGAAAAGAACAAGATATACAAAAAGCAATACATTATCTAGAAATGATATTAGAAAGGGACTATTCATAATGCAAAAACCAATATTTAAACCGCAAACAGAATGGTTGCCACCTACAGAGTTTCCAGATTTATCGGACAGAGATGAAATAGCAATTGATTTAGAAACAAAAGATCCAGACCTTATGAAAATGGGATCAGGATCTATTATTAAAAATGGAGAAGTTGTGGGTATCGCTGTAGCTGTAGAGGGTTGGTCAGGATACTATCCAATAGCACATGAAGGTGGTGGTAATATGGACTTTAGAATGGTTCTAAACTGGATTACAGATATTTTAAAAACACCAGCCACAAAAATATTTCACAATGCAATGTATGACGTATGTTGGTTAAGATCTATGGGTTTAACTATTAATGGTAAGATAGTTGATACGATGATAGCCGCAGGATTATGTGACGAAAATCAAATGCGTTATGATTTAAATACTTGTTCTAAAAAATATACAGGATCTACTAAAGATGAAGCAGCTTTGTATGCAGCAGCAAAAGAATGGGGTGTAGATGCAAAAGGTGAAATGTATAAATTACCTGCTATGTACGTAGGTCAGTATGCAGAAAAAGATGCATCTATAACATTAGAGTTATGGCAAATATTAAAAAGAGAAATAGATCAACAAGATATAAATTCTATTTTTGAATTAGAGACTGAATTATTTCCTTGCCTCGTTGATATGCGATTCTTAGGCGTTCGAGTAGATATCCAAGCAGCGACTGAATTAAAAAACAAACTATTAACAGAAGAAAAAGCATGCTTACAAATAGTAAAAAAAGAAACAGGAGTAGATACTCAAATATGGGCTGCACGTTCAATTGCGAAAGTCTTTGAAAAACTTCACCTCCCATTTGACCGAACCGAAAAAACAAATTCTCCATCATTTACTAAAAATTTTTTACAGAACCATCCACATCCGATAGTTCAAAAAATTGCACGGGCTAGAGAAATAAACAAAGCACATACAACATTTATTGATACCATAATCAAACATGAACATAAAGGTCGAATACATGCTGAAATAAATCAACTTCGTGGTGATAACGGTGGAACTGTGACTGGTAGATTCTCATACTCGAATCCTAATCTACAACAAATACCAGCACGTAACAAAGAACTTGGACCACTGATCAGGTCATTATTTATACCTGAGAACGGCCATACATGGGGTGTATTTGACTATTCTCAACAAGAGCCTAGGTTGGTAGTGCATTATGCTTCTTTGCAAAATTTATACGGTGTAGAAGACGTATTAGATGCATATAACGAAGGTGAAGCAGATTTTCATGATATTGTGGCTGATATGGCTGATATTCCTAGATCACAAGCTAAAACAATTAATCTTGGTTTGTTTTATGGTATGGGTAAAAATAAGCTACAAGCAGAGCTAGGTGTAGATAAAGAAACATCTGATGGTTTATTTAAACAGTATCATGAAAGAGTTCCATTTGTAAAACAACTTATGGATAATGTAATGCAGAGAGCACAGAGCAGAGGTCAAATAAGAACTTTACTTGGAAGATTATGTAGGTTTCATTTATGGGAACCAAACATGTTTGGTATGCACAAAGCATTACCACATGATGCAGCACTCATGGAACATGGACCAGGGATCAGAAGAGCTTTTACATACAAAGCTTTAAATAGATTAATACAAGGATCTGCAGCGGACATGACAAAAAAAGCTATGGTAGATTTATACAAGGAGGGTATTACACCACATATACAAGTGCATGATGAACTTGATATATCAGTTGAATCTGCAGAACATGCTGATAAAATAAAAAATATTATGGAAGGGGCAGTTACTCTTGAGGTGCCTAATAAAGTAGACTATGAATCAGGTGCTAATTGGGGTAACATTAAATGATAAATTATGGCTTACTTAAATGCAAATATTCCTGTAGAATATGCACAAATAAGAAGGGAGTTTTTATATGATCTTAAAAAACATCATGGCGAAGTTGAAGACTGTATCATCTTCGGCGTTACAGCGATTACGGGTAAAGCACTCTTATTCCATGCCATCATGGAAAACGGTGCTATCTTTTATCGTTTACCCATATCGGCTTTTATTCAACGTGGTTTTCAACCGAAAGCTGTTCCATCCAAGAGACTTGATGAACTTCAATTGTGGAATAGTTTTTCTTATTACCCTGCTGTTACTACTTGGGATATTTTAGAATCACAATCAGGTAAGTATATAGGTAAGGATAAAAAGTGGCACTACGGTAGATATTTATTTACTGTTGACTTTGCACACCCAGACCCTAATATACTCGACACTGATCATTCAGAAATTCCGCACGAACATAAGTGCGCTCACGTATTAGCATTAAATGATGGCAACTACGCAGCACAACCTAACAACAGATTAATTTGGGACATACCATCTTTTACGGTAAAAGATCAAACACCTGATTGGAAGGTACAAACAAGTTATTGGAATGTAGAAGACACACAACAGTGGCGAACAGAAGACACTGATAACTTCTTCTACGAGATAGAGGAAAAGAAAAAATGAATTTAGCTGATTTATTAAAAAAAAATATAGTCATGGTGCCAGTAGTAGCTTCCGTTTTAGTAGGAACATTTACTGGTGTTAAATATGTTGTAAATTTAACAGATACGATTAATGCTAATAAAGCAGAAATAGAAAAAATTCAAACAGTTGATCTTGTAAATATACAAAGAGATATGAAAGTATTAGCTGATGGTGTTAATACAGTTATTGCAAAATTAGAAAGAGCCGAAGGCACATGGGAAATGGCAGAAAATTTATACGAAGTCTTAGCTGATAAAGTTAGACAAATGGAATACGACATAAAAGATTTAAATAGAGAAATAAATTATTAGGATGAACTATGGAGATTGCCAGGATGAATTACAAGTTTACAGCAATACTTATAGCCTTACTATGTTTTATGGCTTTATTTATGGAGCCAGCGTATCCTAGAAACGAATATCTTAACGATGGTAATACTAGATGTGGAGAGGTAGATGTATCTGTATCTAACCGTGATTACGAATATGATAATTATGATCGTAGTTGGAATGAAAGTAATTCTCAAGAATTAAGACTAACATTTAGAAAATATCTTGGCACAGATTGTAAAACATCAAAAGAAAATGCAGCTATTAAACAACAATTAGAACTTATGAAAATGTGTAATAAAGTAAATAGAAACCCAAGTCTTGCACAAAATAAAAACTTTGCATTACTAGTATCAAAGTGTCGAGGTGTTGTCCCACAAGTAGATGAAGTAGAAACAATGCCTACAGGCAGTCTTTGGGATGAATTAAAAGATGATTATATTAAAACTAATCCAGATTCCAAAACTTTAGACAACAATCCTACGTTGAAAATGCCACCAAAAAATTATATACTTCCAATACCAAAACCTAAAGATGACTAAGAAACCATTAAATATATCTGAAGAAGCTGCTGTGCAAATGCCTATGAAGACGGTTGCCAGTTTGATTGCGCTCGTTGCAATTGGAACCTGGGCTTATTTTGGACTGCATGAAACATTAAATAACCACGCTACAAAAATAGAGTTGATGCAAAAAGACTTAGAGCAGAACTCAGAGTTTAGAATTAAATATCCACGTGGAGAACTTGGCCAGTCAAGTGGAGAAGCGGAGCTTTTTATGTTAGTAGAACACTTAGCAGGTGTTTTAGAGGATGTAGATAAAGAAGTAAAAAGCATGAGAAACAATGCGGTTAATATAGAATTTTTAAAAGAAAGAACAAAAAAACTTACAGAAGATGTAGAATCATTAATTAGAAAAAATGGAGCACACTAATGGTAGAGTTAGTTTTTGCATTATTACTTATACAAGATCA